GAACAGCCTGAACAGCCTGAACAGCCTGAACAGCCTGAACAGCCTGAACAGCCTGAACAGCCTGAACAGCCTGAACAGCCTGAACAGCCTGAACAGCCTGAATCTAAAGCAGATAAGAAGGCGAAAAAGTAATGGTCGATCTTGATGTGGTGAAACTGCACTGCCGCATTGATACCGACTTTACCGGTGATGATGCCTTGCTGACTTTATACACTGGTGCGGCGGCGCGGTACGTCCAGACATGGACAAGGCGAACGCTCTATGAAAATCAAAGCTCCCCTGGCTATGCAGACGACCCGGACCCGCTTCTACTGAATGATGATGTTAAAGCGGCCATGTTACTGCTGATCGGACACTGGTATGCAAACCGGGAGGCTGTGAACATCGGTAACATAACAACAGCGGTACCATTCGCCGTAGAAGCTCTGCTGCAGCCATATCGAATTTACGGGGTGTAGGAGGGTTTTATGCAGGCCGGAAGACTGAGAGACAGGGTGGTAATTCAGAACATCACAACATCCAGAGATCCTACTGGTCAGCCTGTAGAAACGTGGCATGACGGGGCGAGTACATGGGCAGAAGTTAAAGGCATCAGTGGGCGCGAACTGGTAGCTGCGGGTGCAGAAACCGCTGTAGCCACTATCAGGGTATGGACACGATTTCGTAGCGATATAACTGCTGCTTCCAGATTCAGGGTTGTGACTGGTCCGTTCAAGGGTTCCATTTTGAATATCATTGGTCCGCCGATCCCTGATTCTCGTGGTGTTCAGCTCGAAATTCTTTGCAAACAGGGTTCCGAAAAATGATTGAGACGAGCCTCGATTTTTCCGGGCTGAATGACATCGCAAAGGATCTGGAGGCGCTTAGCCGCGCTGAAAACAACAAGGTTCTGCGTGATGCCACGCGCGCTGGCGCCGAAGTGCTTAAGGAAGAAGTGATCGCCCGCGCGCCGGTGCGCACCGGGAAACTGAAAAAAAACGTGGTGGTGGTGACCCAAAAAAGCCGCCGCCGCGGGGAAATTTCTTCCGGCGTCCATATTCGTGGTGTTAACCCGCGCACCGGGAACAGCGATAACACGATGAAGGCGAGTAACCCGAGAAACGCCTTTTACTGGCGATTCGTTGAAATGGGAACCGTTAACATGCCACCGCACCCTTTCATTCGTCCCGCGTTCGATGTTCGCCAGGAGCAGGCGACAGAGGTTGCGATCAGGCGCATGAACCAGGCCATTGACGAGGCATTAAGCAAATGACGGAAGACGATCTCTATCCTCTGCTGGCGCCGCTGGCCGGAGGGCAGGTTTATCCCTACGTTGCGCCGCTCGGCAGTGACGGGAAGCCTTCAGTCTCTCCGCCCTGGGTAATTTTCTCGATTATAACCGACGTGGCCGCAGACGTTCTTTGCGGTCAGGCTGAATCTGCCGTTTCTGTGCAGATTGATGTCTATTCCAGCACCATCACTGAAGCGCGCACGATCAGGAATATGGCGCTTGATGCCCTGCAGGTGCTGAAGCCGGAAAGCATTGTGAAAACGCCGGGCTATGAGCCTGATCTGCGTTATCACCGGGCGACGCTCGAATTTCAGGTAACCGTTTAACCTTACCCACCATAACAGACCGCTCCGGCGGTCTTTTTTTTAACTGGAGAAACCATGACCAGTAAGTATGAAGTCACAAAGGGGATGACCTTTGCCGTCTCCGACGCACCCGTAACCGCCGATGATTTTAACGCCTCAGGCTTCCCGGGGGCTGGCATTACCTGGCTGGAAGCTGCCTGTGCAACAAAGGAGATCACCTTCACCGGCGGGCAGAAAGGGGATATCGACGTAACCACGCTGTGCTCAACTGAACAGGAGCAAACCAACGGCCTCGCCGCGCCTGCTGAAATGAGCATTACCCGTAACTGGGTTGGCGATGAAGCAGCGCAGGAGGCACTGCAGACCGCTTACGAAAATGACGAACTGCGTGCGCTGCGTGTGGTATTCCCGTCTGGCAATGGTTTCTACGTGCTGGTGGAGGTACGCCAGAGCTCATGGTCTGCCGCAACATCTTCCGTTGTTGGCGCTACCTATTCTCTGCGTGTACGCGGCAAACCGAAACGCATCTACGCGTCTGGTTCCTGAGCGGCTTCGGCCGCTTTTTTTATCCCTCCGATCATGTAACAAGAGAAAAATGAAATGCCGCAAAAAACATCACAGAATTCATTACGCAACGTGGCGCTTACAGCATCGAAAGCCTATCGCACCAAAGAAGGTCTCACGGTCCCTGAATGGGATGGCGTAAAGGTAACGCTGCGTGAACCCTCTGGCGATGCCTGGGTGAAATTCCGGGAGATCGTTAATCCCCAGCTAGCCGAGGGCGAAGAGGCACCGACACTGACGGAGGCGGAAAAGTTTCTGCGTAACAAAGAGGCTGATGTGGTTCTGTTTATTGACGTTCTGCTGGATGAAAACGGCGAGCGAGTATTCAGCGATGAGGATCAGGAGCAGGTATCTAAAATTTATGGTCCTGTGCACTCCCGCCTGCTGGCTCAGGCCCTCAACCTCGGAATGAGCCAGGAAGAAGCGGGAAAGCCGTAAAGCAGCCGCTGACCTTCTTCCTGATGTCGCTGGCGCTCCGGTTGGGGCGTACTCTCCACGAACTGCGCCAGACCATGACCGCCAGCGAGCTCAAAATGTGGATCGAGTTCGACCGCATCAGTCCGATTGGTGACTGGCGCGCCGATGCTCAGGCGGCGCAGATCTCCGTTGCAATGCTGAACTCTCAGGGCGGGAAATTCACCATTCCTGACGTGATGCTGAAATGGGGTGAGCAGGAAGAAGGCGCTGAAGTCTCTGAACTTGAAGAATGGATGTCCAGTCTTTGATGCCCGCGGCTGCGGGCTTTTTTATGGGTGAAATATGGCAACGCTGCGCGAGCTAATCATCAAAATTTCGGCGAACTCTTCTTCTTTCCAGTCAGAGATCGCCAGAGCGTCCCGCATGGGAACCGATTACTACCGCACTATGGAACAGGGCGGGAAAAAAGCTGCAGCGGCCACGCGTGAAACTCAGCGGTCTTTGGCTGACCTGAATTCTCAGCTTGCAACCGTGCGATCCTCAGCTGCCGGGCTTGCCGGTGCGTGGGCCGGTGCATTTGCCACGCATCAGCTGATTCAGTTTGCCGACACGTGGAACCAGTTGAATGGGCGTCTTCGCCTTGCGTCCTCTTCCAGTGAGGATTACGTGCAATCTCAGCGCGTGCTGATGGAGATTAGCCAGCGCACCGGAACATCCCTGGAGGCAAATAGCAACCTGTACAGCAGAATTGCGCAGTCCCTGCGTGATGCCGGTTACGCTTCTGCTGACGTCGCAAAAGTTACGGAAACCGTAGCAACCTCACTGAAGCTGTCTGGCGCCAGTACCGAAGAGGCGAGTTCTGTTATCACCCAGCTTAGCCAGGCACTTGGCTCAGGCGTTTTGCGAGGCGAAGAATTTAACGCCATCATGGAGAACGGTGGCCGCCTGGCGAAACTGCTGGCTGATGGGCTGGGTACTACTGTTGGTGGCCTGCGAAATATGGCCAACAACGGCGAGCTGACGACCAACAAGATCGTCCCGCTGCTGACCAACGTTGAGATCCTCCGTAAAGAATTCGACACCCTTCCTGCATCCATCAGCGGATCTGCACAGAAAGTGCAAAACGCCTTCCTTGCATGGGTTGGCGGGGCGAACGATGCGGTCGGCGCATCATCAACACTTTCCGGCGTGCTGGATGGTCTGGCGAATAACATCGATGATGTGGCAAATACAGCCGGTATTCTGGTTGGTGTTGGCCTCGCTCGTTATTTTGGCAACATGGTCGGCAGCGTTGCTCAGTCAACCCGGGCAGTCCTCGCTAATACGGCCGCCGAGGTCGCGCTGGCGCAGGCTCAGGTCCGTGGAGCTCAGGTTAGCGTTGCTGCTGGTCGTCAGGCTGTTTACCGCGCTCAACAGGCGCGTGCAGCGGCGACGAGTATCGAGGCTCAGATTGTCGCTGAGCGTAATCTTGCTGCTGCTCAGGCATCACTGAATACGGCGCTTGCTGGCAGGGCTTCAGCCGTTAATAACCTCACCAATACAGCCTCGGTGATGTCCCGCCTGGGTAGTGGCGTTCTTGGCATTCTCGGTGGCTGGCCTGGAGTGATTATCGGTGCCGGCGCTGCGATGTATGGCCTGTATCAGCATACCCAGCAGGTGCACCGTGAGGCGGTAGGTTTTGCCAACAACCTTGACGAGATCAACACCAAGCTCCAGCAGATGTCGGTGCTTGGCCTGCGTTCGACCGCGGCTGATGCCCGTACATCTTTACAGGCGCAAAAACAGGACCTGGCCGACCTCGACTCTCAGATCGCGAAGGTGAAAGACAGCCTTAAGGCGGTTGACCAAATCCAGCAGGACTACAACCGCCATCCGACGCTGACCCTGATCAACACCTTCATGGACCAGGCCGACATCACGGCCAAAAACATCGAGCTGACCGACAAGCTGAACCAGCTGGAGTACCAGCGCGAACAGGCAGCCTCAAAAGTCGAGCAAACGCAGAAGCTGGTAAACAAAGCCAGTGACCTGGCCACGCAAAAGGCTATCGAACAGGCTGGTGCCGTATCAATCCTGAAAGGTGCGTATGACCTGCTTAACCGCTCAATGTCAGCGACCGCTGGCGCCAAGCCGCCGCAATATGCCGGGCCCGTCGTATCACTGGCGAATGCAACGCCTCAACAGCAAACTGCACTTGAGCGCTCGCGCCGCGATAATGAGCTGGCCAGCTTAAGCGGATTAGAGAAACTCCATCAGCAGCACGTCTACGAAGCAGAAGACCTGAAGCTGACGGGGGCGCTTTATACACAGTACATCTACAACAAGGATCAGGCAGCCAAAAAGGATGCAGCAGCTGCAGAGGCAAAAAAAACCTCCACTGCTGCCTCAAATGCGCAGAGTAAAGCCGAGCGCGAAGCGGCCAGCACTGCCGAACAGTATTCCCGGAAAATGGCCGATCTGAGCGTGGCTATCGACGTGCAACGCGTTCGGGCCACGGAAGGCGAAAAAGCCTCGGAGCTTTACGCTGCATCGCACCAGGCAGGCACTAAATGGACCGACGAGCAGCGCAGGGCGATCCAGGCATCATCAGCAGAGCTGGCAAAATGGACGCAAAAAGCCGACGAGAACGTGCGCAAGCAGCGCGAACAGGTTGATGCCCTGAAGGATTTAACTGAAGCGGCCCGAAAGTTCAGGGATGAGGCGACGCTGACAACCGAAACCGCAGGCATGAGCGATCGCCAGCGCAGCCGGTTCGACGAGACGCAACAGATCGACCGTGTTTTTGCTAAAACGGACGGCGGTACCGAGGCCATCGCGCATCGCGCCGCAGCCCTCGATGCTCTGGATAAGAAATACAAGGCTATTGCAGCAGCTGAAGCGGATTGGATGTCCGGAGTATCACGCGGCTATGCAAACTGGTTTGATGAAATCAGTAACGTATCCGGCACGGTTTCTGATGGGGTGAAAACCACACTCGACAGCGCGTTTGGTAACGTCACCTCAATGCTAGAAGGCAATAAGGTTAGCTGGAAATCGTGGGGTATTTCTGTCCTGCAGATTATCGAAAAAGTGGCTCTGCAGATGGCGGTGGTTAGCGCGATGGGTGGGGCCTCTTCCGGTTCTGGCATCTTTGGCTCACTCATCGGCAGTGTAGGCAGCTTCTTTGGGGGCGGGGCGGGAGCATCAGCCAGCACCGGTACGGCGGTTTCCAGTTACGGATCGAACTTCCAGTTTAACGCCAAAGGCGGCGTTTACGACTCTCCATCCCTGAGTGCTTTCAGTAATGGGATCGTCAGAAACCCCACCATGTTCGCTTTCGCAAAAGGCGGGGCCGGAATCATGGGCGAGGCTGGGCCGGAGGCAATCATGCCGCTGACCCGCGCGCCGGATGGCTCTCTCGGTGTTCGTGCGGTCGGAGGTGGCGGAGGTCAGTCCGTATCGTCGGCGCCACAGGTTTATATCACCATAGATGGCAATGGCAACACCTCAACGCAAACCTCACCAGGCCTTGAGCAATTTGGCGCTGAGGTCGGGAAATTTGTTGATCAGCGATATAAGCAGAATGTAATGCGTGATATCCGCCCCGGCGGTGACATCTGGAACGCAATGAAAGGAAACCGATAATTATGGCCATCGAAACCTTCACATGGTGCCCACGGATTAACGCTGAGGCTGATACAAATTTCCGTGTCAGGAAAGCCAAGTTTGGCGATGGATATGAGCAGGTTTCAGGGGATGGATTAAACCCTAAAAGCCAGCAATGGACGCTTAATTTCACCGGCAATGAAACCTACATTTCCGCCATAAAGACTTTTCTCGACAGGCATGAAGGAACGAAAGCCTTTCAATGGAAGCCACCGCTCGAACCTTTGGGTTTGTATCGTTGCGAAACGTATAAACCCACCGGACTGGGCGCGGGAAAATTCAACCTTGAAGCAACATTCATCCAGGCATTTAAACCATGAGCTTAAACGCAGATTATCAGAAGCTGGAATCCGGAAACGATGTTCGTCTGATTGAGGTGGACGGTTCTTCCTTTGGGCTAACGGACGTTCTCCGCTTTCACAATTACAGCATTCCCCACACAGAAGCGGAAATCATCGCCGCTGGCGGGGATGAGTCCAGGCTTCCGGCGAAACCAATCTGGTGGCAGGGAAATGAATATGCCGCCTGGCCATATCAACTGGAAGGTCTGGAGAAATCAACCAGTGGGAGCAATGCAACGCCATCCCTGACGGTTGCGAACATCGAAAGCTCCATTTCTGCTCTGTGTCTTGCGTATGACGATCTGCTGCAGGCGAAAGTCACTATTCACGACACAAAAGAGAAATATCTCGATGCTAGGAATTTCGCAGGCGGTAACCCCACAGCAGACCCGACTCAGGAAAAGCTGCAGGTCTGGTATATCGACGGGAAAACGGGCGAGCTTGCCGGTGAAACCGTTGAATTTGTTCTGTCCAGTCCGATGGACCTGCAGGGGCAAATGATCCCGACGCGACAGCTTCATTCCCTGTGTACCTGGTGCATCCGGAATAAATATCGCACCGGCGACGGCTGCGACTATGCCGGCACCCGCTATTTCGACAAAAACAACAACCCGGTAAGCGATCCGTCGCTGGATGAATGCAACGGCACGCTGACGGCCTGCAAACTCCGATTCGGCGAAAATAACGAACTCTCGTTTGGTGGCTTCCCGGGCACGTCTTTGATCAGGAGTTGATATGCGTCAGAAAACCGTCGATGCGATTATGGCGCATGCTGCAGCTGAATATCCTCGCGAGTGTTGCGGCGTGGTGGCGCAAAAAAGCCGTGTTGAACGTTATTTCCCGTGCCGGAATCTTGCCGCGGCGCCGGAGGACAATTTTATCCTTTGCCCGGAAGATTACGCAGCTGCAGAGGACTGGGGTACGGTGATCGCCATCGTTCACAGTCACCCTGACGCCACAACGCAACCGAGCGAACTGGATAAAGCGCAATGCGACGCAACGCTTTTACCCTGGCACATCGTGAGCTGGCCTGAGGGGGATTTGCGCACCATCCAGCCGCGTGGGGAACTGCCGCTGCTGGAGCGTCCGTTTGTGCTTGGCCACTTCGACTGCTGGGGTCTGGTAATGAGCTATTTCCGGCAAACGCATGGTATCGAGCTCCACGATTACCGGGTGGATTATCCCTGGTGGGAAAACGACTATCCGGATAACTTCTATCAGGATTGCTGGTATGAATGCGGATTCCGTGAATTCGACGGGCCACCGAAACCCGGCGATATGGTGATCATGCAGGTCCAGGCCGATAAGTGGAATCACGCGGGAATTCTGCTGGAGGGAAATATGCTGCTGCACCACCTGTACGGACATCTGAGCCAGCGCGTGCCGTATGGTGGCTACTGGCAGGAACGGACGATGAAGATTCTACGTTACAAATCTCTATGCTAACCTTTACGAAATTTCAAAGGAGCATGAAAATGAAAAAGCTGTTCTTAGTGCTAGTTATTTGTTTGGCTGGCTGCTCTGTAAATTCCCTCGAATCTCAAAAGCCTATTCTTTCTGAGCACACTTCAAAGAGTGCAGATCAGGTTAACAGATGTCTGGCCCCTAAATGGGTGGAGCTTCGATCTTCAAGCTCCAGCATACCAACTGAGTCAGGTTACAAAATAACAGCATCAGACGATATTTTCGGGGCTCTTTCAGTAGTGAATATCGATAAATCAGAAGCAGGCGGAAGCGATGTAAAAGTTTACGCCGTCGCGAAAGGATGGAACGATCACTGGGCCACGGCTGCCAGATCATGCCTTTGAAAAGTTAAAAATAAGCTAAGCCACCTTCGGGTGGCTTTTTTTATGGGGAAAGAAAATGTCAGAGGTCATGACCCGAATTGAACTTGGCGGTGTTTTGGGTAAAACCTACGGAAAGGTTCACCATCGATTAATACGCACAACCGCTGAGGCGATCAATTCTCTTACAAAAACTATAAACGGGCTGGAGAAATTCCTGATCACCAGCAAAGCAAGGGGCCTGACTTACGCCGTCTTTAAAGATAAAAAAAATATCGGAAAGGATGATTTTGGTTTTCCGGTAACCGGTGAAGTTATTCGAATTGTCCCGGTTGTAATCGGAAGTAAAAAAGCTGGGGTATTACAGACAATTCTTGGCGCCGTGCTCGTCGTTGTTGGGGTAGCTATTGGCTATTTATCAGGTGGCACTCTATCAGCGGTGGGGTACGGGGCTGCGAAATTCGGTGCAGCCATGATGCTGGGAGGTGTTGTCCAAATGCTATCTCCTCAACCTGCAGGTCTGGCCAGCAAACAAAGTGCAGATAACCGCGCATCCTACGCATTCGGTGGTGTAACAAACACCGCGGCGCAAGGCTACCCGGTACCGCTCCTATATGGCCGCCGGCGGATAGGCGGAGCGATTATTTCTGCCGGAATTTATGTCGAAGATCAGCAGTAGATAACTAACCTTTTTTCTGGCCACCTTCGGGTGGCTTTTTTTATGGGCGCAATATGGCTACAGATAAAGTGTTAAAGGGCCGCAAGGGCGGCAGCTCCAGTTCACGAACCCCTACCGAACAGCCTGATGATCTGCAATCTGTAGCGAAGGCAAAAATCCTCGTTGCGCTTGGGGAAGGGGAGTTTGCAGGGCAGCTAACCGGCAAAGATATCTACCTGGACGGAACGGCGCTGGAGAATGCCGACGGTTCCCAAAACTTTAGCGGCGTGACGTGGGAGTTTCGCGCGGGAACGCAGGCGCAAAAATATATTCAGGGTATTCCCGGTACCGAAAACGAAATCAGCGTGGGAACTGAGGTATCAAGCGCTACAGCCTGGACGCGCACGTTTACCAATACGCAGCTTTCAGCAGTTCGCCTACGCCTGAAATGGCCCTCGCTTTTCAAACAGGAGGACGACGGCGATCTGGTGGGTTACTCGGTCAATTATGCGATTGACCTGCAGACGGACGGCGGCGCATGGCAGACGGTACTCAATACCAGCGTGACCGGAAAAACGACGTCTGGTTATGAGCGCAGCCACCGTATCGATTTACCGCAGGCTGGCAGCACCTGGACAATACGCCTGCGTAAGATTACCTCTGACGCCAACAGCGCGAAGATCGGCGACACGATGACGCTGCAGAGCTTCACCGAGGTGATTGACGCCAAACTGCGCTACCCGAACACCGCGCTGCTCTACATCGAATTCGACTCAAGCCAGTTCAACGGCTCTATTCCTCAAATTTCATGCGAACCGCGCGGCCGCGTTATCCGCGTTCCAGATACTTACGACCCTGAAACCCGCACTTATAGCGGTACATGGACCGGTGCGTTTAAGTGGGCTTGGACGGATAACCCAGCGTGGATTTTTTACGATCTGGTTGTTTCTGACCGGTTCGGCCTCGGGCACCGTTTGACCGCTGCGAATATTGATAAATGGACGCTTTATCAGGTTGCCCAGTATTGTGATCAGATGGTACCAGACGGCAAAGGGGGCAACGGTACCGAACCACGTTATACCTGCAACGTGTACATTCAGGACCGAAACGATGCCTACACAGTCCTGCGCGATTTTGCTGCTATATTCCGTGGCATGACCTACTGGGGCGGGGATCAGATTGTGGCCCTGGCTGACATGCCGCGCGATGTTGATTACAGCTACACGCGCGCTAACGTTGTTGGCGGTCGCTTTACCTATTCGAGCAGCACCACGAAAAGCCGCTACACCACAGCGCTGGTTTCATGGTCAGACCCGGGGAACGCTTATGCTGACGCGATGGAGCCGGTATTTGAGCAGGCGCTGGTGGCGCGGTACGGCTTCAATCAGCTGGAAATGACAGCCATCGGCTGCACCAGGCAGTCAGAGGCGAACCGAAAGGGGCGCTGGGGTATTCTCACCAACAACAAGGATCGCGTTGTTTCGTTTGATGTCGGGCTGGACGGAAACATTCCGCAGCCGGGCTACATCATCGCCGTGGCAGACGAGCTGCTTTCCGGAAAGGTTATGGGCGGCCGCATCAGCGCCGTTAACGGTCGCGTTATCAAACTTGACCGCGTAGCTGATGCAGCAGCAGGGGATCGCCTTATTCTCAACCTTCCCTCCGGAGCGTCGCAGAGCAGGACCATTCAGGCCGTGAACGGGGAATCAGTCACAGTTACCACGGCATACAGTGAGACGCCACTGGCCGAATCCGTTTGGGTGGTAGAGTCAGACGAGCTATACGCACAGCAGTATCGTGTTGTCAGTGTCTCTGATAACGGTGATGGCACTTTCTCGATTACCGGTGCAAATCACGATCCGGATAAATATGACCGCATTGATACGGGGGCGATAATCGACCAGCGCCCGATCAGCGTTATTCCTCCCGGCAACCAGGCTCCACCGGCGAATATCTTGATCAGCTCATTCTCTGTGGTTCAGCAGAATATCAGCGTCGAAACGATGCGCGCGAGCTGGGATCAAGCGCAGAACGCTATCGCCTATGAAGCTCAGTGGCGCCGCAACGACGGGAACTGGGTGAACGTGCCGCGCAGCTCCACCACATCCTTTGACGTGCCGGGTATTTATGCCGGGCGCTACCTGGTGCGCGTGCGCGCCATCAACGCCGCCGAGATTTCGTCAGGGTGGGGATACTCTGAAGAGAAAACACTTACCGGAAAGGTGGGAAATCCGCCGAAGCCAGTCGGCTTTATCGCTTCTGAAAACGTGGTATTTGGTATCGAGCTGAACTGGGGATTCCCTGCAAATACCGACGATACGCTGAAGACTGAGATCCAGTATAGCCTGACCGGGACCGCAGATGATGCGATGCTGCTGGCCGACGTGCCTTACCCGCAGCGCAAATATCAGCAGATGGGCCTCAAGGCGGGGCAGATTTTCTGGTACCGCGCACAGCTGGTGGACCGAACCGGAAACGAATCAGGGTACACAGACTGGGTACGAGGGCAGGCCAGTATCGATGTTTCCGACATCACCGATGTGATCCTGGAAGAGATTAAAGATTCCGATACGTTTAAAGACCTGATCGAGAACGCGGTGGACAGCAATGAAAAAATTGCTGGAATGGCTGACGACATCAAACAGAATGCCGACGACATTGAACAGCAGGCGCTGGCAATTCAGGAAAACTCAGATGGTCTTGCTCAGGCAGCTGTGAAGATCGACGAGATTTCTGTATCGATGGATGGAATGGCGGGAGGGGTGAAGAACTCCGCTATCGCCATTATCCAGAACGGGCTTGCTCAGGTTACTTCCCGTCGATCCCAAACCGTGACGAATGCCGGAAACAGCGCCAGCATCGACCGCATTGACACAACGATTGCGGATACCAGTTCGGCTGTTGCCCGTGCTCTTGTTACGCTCGATGCATCTGCCGGTGGCAATATTTCCAACGCAACTGATCTCACCGAAACCCTGGCTGACTTCACTCAGGCATCTGCAACAAAAATCAATTCTCTGACCGTAACGGTGAATGGACAGACTGCTGCTATCACGCAAACCGCTAATGCGGTGGCTGACATTAACGGCAACATCAGCGCGATGTATAACATCAAAGTTGCCGCGGCCGCTAACGGGCAGTATTACGCCGCCGGGATGGGGATCGGCGTAGAGAACACGCCTTCTGGTATGCAGTCGCAGGTTATCTTCCTGGCAGACCGTTTCGCTGTAACCACGCAGGCTGGCAGCACTGTGTCATTGCCCTTTGTGATCCAGAACGGCCAGACTTTTATCCGAGATACATTCATCCAGGACGGGACAATATCTAACGCCAAGATCGGTAATTACATCCAGTCCAATAATTATGTTGCAGGGTCTGTAGGCTGGAAGTTGGATAAGACTGGTACCTTTGAAAACTATGGTTCGACGGCAGGAGAGGGGGCCATGAAGCAGACCAACCAGACAATCAGCGTCAAAGACGGCAGCAATGTACTGAGGGTGCAGGTTGGCAGATTAACGGGAGTGTTCTGATATGGCCTACGGTATACAGACCTGGGACGCGGCAGGGAAACCTAATAACTATGGTATCAAGCCAGTTTCCGTTGTTGGGCGTATACAACTGGCTGCCGGACAAACATCCGGCAGTTGGTCTTTTACGATTCCCTCCGGAATGAAAGTCGGCTTTGTTCTTTCACTCGATGAAGGAGGAAGCAGCGTAGGTCGCCGCATTGTAGCGTCAGGGAACACTATTACCGTAACAGCTGCCTCTACTGTAGGCCTGGGGAATTATCCGGCATCAAAGTGTGAGGTGGTCATTTTCATGGAGAAATCATAATGGCCGAATTTGGCGCAATGATATTAATGGATAACGGGAATCCCTTTGTTACGCCACAATCAACGCCTTTTTGTCTTTACGGAAAGTACACTTTTAATTCGTCCACTAACGGCAGTTCTCAGCAGGTTGCACAGAATATTGCATTGAACGCAAGTTATCCTGTGATGGTATTTATTAAAACCACCAATACAGCACAGCCCACGCCTGTTATGTCTTACAGGAATGGCGGCAATATATATGTTGGCGGGGTTAACCCCTATAACCAGAGTTTCACCCTGACAGTATATGTATTTGCCGTATTCCCGCAGACATTACCGAAATGGGGTCTGGCTATCTGGGACGCCACCGGAAAGCTTGTGCTGACAAATGAGTCTCGCGTTTTATCTGACCTGCAAACAGTTGGCACGCCGGGCGCAAACGGGGGGATCAATATTGACCAGACACTGAGCGGTTCATGGGCTGTAGCTCCTGCACAACTGGGTCAGACCGTAATCGTGAATAACTCCACCCAACCTCCTACCATTTACACAATCAATGCGTATTCGTCATGCAGGTTCGATGGAGCAAACACGAGGATAAACGCAGGTGGGACTTCAACGGGAACAGGGACGCCGGGAGGCGGTACAAATACCGGTATTTCATTAACAGCGATAAATACAGCGGCCTATGACTGATTGATCGTTTTGAGCGATCAATAACAGATAATTGATCTATCTAATCAATTATACCCACCTCTTTCATGTTGGTATTGTCTAAGTTCATGAATACCTCGGGATACCATCATAATGAATAAGCTACTCATCTGCCTGGCGGGAGCTGTCATGCTGTCTGGATGCGCTGGCGTACTTGAGAAACAGGAACCTATTTGCAGTGGCACAGCCATCGTTGGCGGTCAGGAAAACACGGTTCAAATTTACGGCGTTCGCAAACAAAACAACCAGACACAGTTCCGAGCTGGATACCCTTTCAACTGGCGCTGGGTAAGTGCGAACACATTCACTGACACCACCTGCAAATAACCAACCATTTTGAATATCAACCTCGCTCCGGCGGGGTTTTTTATGGCCTGGAGAAAATATGATTTATAACACCGGCACAATCGCCATAAATGGAAATACCGCAACCGGCACCGGCACAAACTGGACGGCACCCGCCAGCCAGGTACGCGCTGGCCAGACGATTATCGTATTGTCTAACCCGGTGCAGATGTTTCAGATTTCATCGGTGAATAACGCCACGTCTTTGACGATTACGCCTGCTGCGTCTCCAGCGTTGAACGGCCAGAAGTACGGCATTTTGGTATCTGACATCATCTCTGTTGACGGTCTGGCGCAGGCTATGTCTCAGCTCATCAAAGAGTATGACGAGAATATTGGCGCCTGGGAGACGTTCGCTACTACTTCTGCAAATCAGAGCATCACCGTAACCATCAATGGCTCACCCGTTACTATACCGGGTATCGGAAAATTGGCTCTTAAAGGAAGCAATGGTGCGCTGGGGCTTGCTGACGGCGGTACCGGCGCAACGACCAAAGAAGACGCTCGCACAAACCTCGGTTTGGGAGATAGTGCGACGAAGACTGTCGGAACCTCAGCTGGAAACGTCATGCAGGTGGGTGCTTTTGGTATAGGAGCTACAAACCCTGATAGATCCTCAGGTAATTCGGCGGGCTTTATTTCCGAGGGCAGTGGAAGTTCTGCCTGGGCGCCATCAACAGGAGCAGGCGTTCAGTCAGGGTATAACACAAACAGGATGTGCCAAATGTTCATCGCAAACAATGGCACCCTTTACGGACGTTTCAACACCTCAGGCGATGCTTTCGCTTCACCAGCTTCACAGCCATGGATTAAGCATTACAGCACAGCTAATACTACAACGTCTTCTGACGGTACGCTTAAAGCAGCATCACCCGTTGCCCGTGTCGTCAAGTCTCAAGAAGATAACCAGAGAACCGATGTAGCCGAAAATGGTTTTATCTGGTGTGGTTGCGGAACCTCTAACGAAGAGGCTGAAGGCATCAGCATCTCTCGTCTTGATACTGGTGTATATGTGCTCACTGGCTCTGCAGGGCTGGCATCTGAAGGGTGGCAGCTACTGCCGCCGATGGACCCCGCTGGCATGGGGGAGCTTGGTGTCGTTGAGGCAGAGGAAACGGAAAGCGGCGGGATCACTATCAGGCTCTTCAAACGCAAATATATACTCAGTAATGAGGGTGAGATCGTTAAAACTAAAGGTGAACCGATGGACGTACCGGCGACCAGCTGGATCGATGTTCGTCTGGATATGCCTGAAAACAGCGTCTGGAAAAAGCGCCAGGCTGAGGCCAATAAAATTTTAGAAATTTCTGATATGGAAAATCAGCAGGATGCGTCGCTATGAACGCTAATGTTCTTTCGCCACGTTGATCCCTCTTTAAAATGATATTACTGTATATGCATACAGTCATTTTCAGGAGGGAATCATGCCTCGCAAACCAGACATTAATGCCGCTTTCGTATCTGCTGTTCAGCTAAGCCAGAAAGGGTACCGGTATCTGCACACGGACGACTTTATCCGCGAGTTGAGAAAAGCCAGTTGGCACTTCAGTCATGCGGAAGCCAACCTGTGGATTGAGCGTAACCAGATCGATTTCTGCGATAAGACGCCAGATTTTAGCGAGAACCGGTACTGGATACTTCGTAACATGGGGAGAGTGTTCTAATGGGATTTCCTTCACCTGCAACAGACTACGAAGAAGATCGGCTGACTCTCAACAAAATTTGCGAAGTCGATTTGAACTGCCGCTTAATCGAAACCGATTCAGGCTGGGCTGTGATAAACACATCGCTGAAACCCGAACCGGATGGCGTTGTCCTTGCAACCTACGATGGACGAAACCACTTCGTACGGCTTATGGGTGGCGCTTTGATAACAGAAGATGGGGAGGCGATAGAAGGCGACTCTCTTGATGATGTTGTGGTGCATGGCGTTGTGACATACACCATCAACAAGGTTCGTGAAGATATAGCACCAACCATATAGTGTGTACATATATGGGTACAATATTAATGGATTTTTTTTATCAAAAACCATTATTATCAATGCTTTGTTTCTATTTGTAGCTATATCCATTTAACTAAGGGGACGAAGCGGCACGAGTATAGCCTCATTTACACAGGGCGTTAAGCGCGATACCGCCTGACTGCTTAAAGTGTCGCCATTTAGTCGATTTTTTTTGGATTCTCGTCCTTGTTTTGTCGGGCTTTTTCCTTTTCCTTCAGCTCGGCCTTACGCTTGTTGGACATGTCGTTGCGGATTTGCGCATGGCTCAACAGGGCGAAAATAAAGGTCCCCCCGCAGATATTTCCTGCCAGTGTCGGCAGCGCGAACGGCCAGAAGAAATCACTCCAGTGCTGGGTGCCGTTAAACACCAGATACAGCACCTCCACCGTCCCAACGACGATGTGGGTGGTATCGCCCAGCGCGATAAGCCAGGTCATCAAGATGATTACCACGATTTTGGCCGCACCCGCAGAGGGGAACATCCAGACCATAGTGGCAATGATCCAGCCTGAGATAATGGCGTTGGCGAACATCTCAGCCGGAGTATTTTTCATCACGTCCATACCGATTTTAATGAATGCGTCCCGGGTGGGTTCATCAAATATCGGCATATATTCGAACGCCCAGGCTGCCACGCCTGTTCCGATAATATTCCCCAGCAGGACCACGCCCCACAGGCGCATCAGAAGGCCAAAATTTCCCCACGTCGGTTTTTGCATCACCGGCAGCACCGCCGTCACGGTGTTTTCCGTGAACAGCTGCTGACGCGCCATAATGACGATGACAAAACCAAAGGTGTAACCAAGGTTTTCAAGCAGGAACCCACCCGGAACCCCCTCCAGCTGCACGTGAAAGATCCCTTTTGCGAGCAGGGAGGCCCCCATCGATAACCCGGCGGCGATGGCTGACCAGAACAGCGCCATCGCATCGCGCTCAAGCTCTTTTTCACCGTCCTGACGGATATGCTCGTGGATAGCCATCGCCCGTGAGGGGAGATGGTCTTCATCGACTTCGATTTTGCCACCCCGCTGTTTTTCTTCACTTTCCACTTCCAGCTCATCAGTATGTTTATCAATTTTTTCTGCGTTTAGTTCATCCAT